AATGCAAGAACAGCAAGCTCAAATGCAGCAACAGCAAATGCAACAACCCCAAACACAACAAGAAGCTCAACCAGATTTTAAAGCAACAGAATGGGCTGAAAGAGAAGAAAACAAATGGTTTGGCGAGGATAGAGCTATGACTGCTACAGCTTTTTCAATTCATCAACAATTGGTTGAAGAAGAAGGTCTTGATCCTCAATCAGATGAATATTATGAGCAAATAGATACAAGAATTAGACAAGATTTTCCGCATAAATTTAATGGTCAATCCGGTCGATCTCAAAAGGTAGCTTCTGTCTCTCAAGGAAGAGCTAGCCAAAAGAGTAAAAAAAGTGTTAAACTATCACCAGCTCAAATTTCCGTAGCTAAAAAACTCGGTGTACCGCTAGAAGCGTATGCTAGAGAAGTTGCGAAACTTGCAGCAAGAGATTCATAGAGGTATATAATGTCTAAAAAAGATAATGAAATGGAATATATAGAAGCAGAGCAAAAAGCTACTGCTAAAGATGATAATGAAATTAACAGAAGTGCTCGTGAAACGCAAACACGAGCCTCTGTAGAACGCCCTGTGCAATGGCGACCACCCAGTAAATTGCACGCCCCAAGTGCTCCGTCTGGTTTCGCCCATAGGTGGATTAGAGCTGAAGTCTTAGGTTATGAGGATAAGAACAATGTTCATTCTCGATTAACTGAAGGCTATGAGCTCGTTCGTGCGGACGAGTACAAGGATTTCGCCTACCCAAGTGTCGAGGATGGTAAATATACCGGAGTCATAGGGATAGGTGGCTTACTACTGGCTAGAATACCAGTAGAACTCATTGAACAACGCAAAAAATATTACGCTGAGCAATCTAAATCTCAGATGCAAGCGGTCGACAACGATTGGATGCGTGACAATAATCCCGCTATGCCTAAATTTCAGGCAGAGCGAAGTTCAAAAGTAACCTTTGGTTCAGATTAAGACTGAACCACACATTATATTAGGAGTAATAAATGGCTTTAACAAACTTAGATGCTCCATTTGGTTTACGTCCTGCTCGCCTATTAGGCGGTGGTGCGTATACTGGCGGTCAAAACAGATATGAAATATCAAACTCAGATACCACTAAGATTTATCAAGGTGATATTGTAAAAGGACTAGCGTCTGGATATATCAAAAGGATTGCCGCTGCTGATGGGGGACTTGTGCTGGGCGTGTTTAACGGATGTCAATTCACAGATTCTTCAACAGGCACACCAAGATGGTCAAACCACTGGACTGGAGACGCAAACGTCACTAGTGTAGTGCAAGCTTATATCGTGGACGATCCAAGTATCGTATGTGAAGTGCAAGCAAATGCTGCATTCACTATAGCTGGCGTTTTCGCTAACTATGATATCGTGGATAATAACCCGGTAGGAAGTACAACAGCTGGAATTTCACATGCTGAACTTGCCGTGAGTACAGGGAACACAACTGCTTCCCTTCCTCTCAAGGCATTAGCAGTGACTACTAATCCATCTAATGATTTAACAACAGTAACCAACACAGGTGTAGTAGTTATGATAAATAACCATATATTTAGTGCTGGCACTACTGGCGTATAGGGAGATAAAAAATGGCTATATCAAGAGCTCAACTTGCTAAAGAACTAGAGCCTGGCTTAAACGCTCTCTTTGGCTTAGAATATGCTAAATACGGAGATCAGGCAGCTGAAATCTTTGAAACAGAGTCCTCGGACCGAGCTTTCGAAGAAGAAGTAATGCTTTCCGGATTTGGTGCGGCACCAACGAAGTCAGAAGGTGCTGGGGTTGAATATGATTCTGCCTCTGAAGTTTATACAGCTCGTTACACACACGAAACTGTAGCAATGGCATTTGCCTTAACTGAAGAAGCAGTCGAAGACAACCTGTATGATCGATTATCCAACCGCTATACTCGTGCACTTGCACGATCAATGGCACACAGTAAACAAGTTAAAGGTGCATCCGTTTTAAATAACGCATACACTGCTGGCTTTACTGGTGGCGACGGCAAGACTTTACTTGCAACAGACCATCCACTTGCTGTAGGCGGAACATTCGCTAATACACCTGTAACTGCAACAGACTTGAACGAAACTTCAATAGAAAATGCACTAATTTCGATTGGTCAATTTACTGATGAAAGAGGTTTAATTGTTGCTTTAACAGGAAATAAACTTGTTGTTCCATCAGCACTACAATTCGTAGCTGAAAGATTAATGAAATCTTCTGGCCGTGTAGGTACTGCTGACAACGACATCAATGCACTAAAATCTTCAGGTGCTGTATCCGAAGGGTACACTGTTAATAATTTCTTAACAGATCCTGATGCATGGTTTGTTCTTACAGATGCACCAAACGGTTTAAAACACTTTAACCGTTCGCCTCTTAGAACAGCTATGGAAGGTGAATTCAACACAGGTAACATGAGATTTAAAGCCAGGGAGCGTTATAGCTTCGGGTGGTCAGATCCTCGTGCAATCTTTGGTTCAAATGGTGCTTAATTAATTTTAAGTATTTGAATTCAGAAAGGGGAAACTTCGGTTTCCCCTTTTTTTATGTTGCATTTGTATTTTTTATTGGTTACATTTAAGAATCCCTAGACGGCCACTGAGGTCGACATAACCAGACTAAGGAGAATATTATGGGTAGAACAACTTTTTCAGGACCAATTAAATCAGGTCCTATATCAAACACAACAGGTATTAACGTACAAACAAACATGAAGGACGTAGGTTTTACTGTTACTTCACAATCAGCTGCTGTAACTCAAACAGCTACAGCTCCTGCAACAACTATTATTATTCCTGCTTACAGCAGAATTTTATCAATTAAATTATTTATAACAACAGCTTGGAATGGTGCTGCTTCAACAGCAGGCATTGGTTTTGACGATGGTGCAGTTATAACAGCAACAGCTTTAACTACAGCAACAGGTGTCGCTGGCGGTACAATAGGAATGAACACTGATAATATTGAACCAGGAGCAGATGCTGCTAGAACAAATAATTGGTTAAATACTGGTACAAGCAAAAAAAGAATTAGAATTTTAAGTGCTAATGCTGGTGCAGGCGTAGGAACTCTTGTAGTAGAATATGTTCAAGCACAAAGTAAAGTATTTACTAATTAAAAATTAGGAGTCTATAATGGCAGGACATTATAACAGTCATCAACAGGGTTCCAATGCAACTACGGAAGTAGTTGCAGGAACTACTGACAATGCATACACTAAAGCAAAAGGTACAAACCAAGTTGTTTACTTCAGAGGTCTTTATTTAGAAGCTGACGGAGCTGATGGAACTATAGACATTCAGTCAAAGAATGCTGCCGGAACATATACCACTCAATTTACTTTTAAAGTAAATTCTGGTTCAAGCGATAGTTTTTATTCAGATCCAGGTCTAAGGCTAAAAAGAGGCATGAGGGTAATATCAAATGCAGGTATTTCGAACTGCGTTATAACTTATACGGCGTAAAATATGGCTGATGAATATGTAGTGCCTAACATAACTTATGATGCAAATGGTAATATCTTAACCATTGATGGAGCTCCAATTAATTCTCCATATGTACCTGCTGGCATTCAAGTTACTAATCCTGACGGATCATTGTCACCTCTTCCAAATCTAGCTGTAGACTATACAGATGCAAAGGCTGTTTTAGATAGTCCTTTTGCAAATACAGCTGTATTTAATAACTCAGATAAGTCATTAGACGGTCTTGATGACGATACTGGATTACCATCTTTATTTGAAGACATGCTTTTACAAGGTGCAGATACAAGAAGTGGTTTAGATTACGGAGCTAATAATATTATTAGGCCGGCAGACGCTACTCCTCTAACTTTTGCAGAGCAACAAGCTAGAAACGCTAACGAACAAAGCATAGCAGATGCAACTTCTGGACAAAATACTTTTTTAGAAAGTCAAGGTTATGTTTACGATCCAATAACAAAAAGTTACGGACTTCCTTCACAAGCTGCTATTGATGCACAAGCCCTAAAAGATGCAGCAGAACAAGCTGCTATTGATGCTATTAATAATCCACCTTCAACTGCTCAAGAAATTGCTGATGCTTTAACCGCTAGAGGTTTAGGAAGTAGTGGTAATTTTTTCT